CATTCATTAGAAACATTGAAGAAATATGGATAGCATCGCAAGCAACATTATCAACGGGTGGTGGAGCAATTGTATTGTCTACGCCCAATGGAATCGGTAATTGGTTTCACTCAGTTTGGTCAGAAGCTGAACAAGAGATTAACGGATTCCATACAATTAAACTGCATTGGACCGTACATCCAGACCGCAATCAACAATGGCGCGATGAACAAACTCAATTATTGGGAGAACGAGGCGCTGCACAAGAATGTGACTGTGACTTTATTTCATCTGGTCATACTGTAATAGACGGTGCTATATTGATGGATTATGAAAATAAGTGCATAGAACCTATCGAACGTAGAGGCTTTGATAATGGTTATTGGATTTGGGAATATCCTAACTATGAAAAAAATTACATAGTAGTAGCTGACGTCGCCCGCGGTGATGGTGCTGATTGGTCTACATTTCATGTTATTGATGTACAAAATATATCACAAGTTGCTGAATATAAAGGTAAAATACCTCCTAAAGATTTTGGTAATATGCTTGTAACGGTTGCAACAGAATGGAATAATGCTTTGCTAGCAATTGAAAATGCAAACATTGGTTGGGCAGCAGTTCAACCAGCATTAGACCGAGGATATGAAAATTTATTTTATACATATAAAGATGATGGATATGTTGATGTCGACATACAATTGAAAAAAGGTTATGATATGAAGGATAAGTCTCAGATGGTTCCTGGAGTATCAACAACATCTCGTACACGTCCATTAATGATATCAGCACTTGAAATGTATATGAGAGAACGAACTCCAGTAATTCGTTCTAAAAGATTAATACAAGAACTATTTGTGTTTGTTTGGCTAAACGGAAAAGCACAAGCACAAAATGGATATAATGATGACCTTGTTATGTCATTTTGTATTGGATTATGGTTACGAGACACGTCGCTTAAATTGCGACAACAAGGTATTGAACTTAATAAAAGAGCGTTATCTCAATTTACAAAAACATCAGAACAAATTATTTACACTAATCGAACACAAAATTCTGGACCAGAATCATGGAATTGGAATGTTGGCGATAGTAATGAAGATTTGACTTGGTTGATACGTTAAACGCCGCAGTTCTAGTACTAGTTATATTTATATTAAAATAGATAAAAATATGCCTACATTAAGAAAACGATTACAAAATCTCTTTGCTACGAATGTTATTGTTCGTTCATATGGAAAAGATCGATTAAAAGTTGTTGATACTAATCGATTACAATCTCGAGGAAATTTAAATCAATCAAAAGTTGCAGATAGATATACTAGATTGCATGGTGCGAATAAACATCGCGTTGGCGGAATGGGCGGATATGATTCTAATTACTATATGCATCAGAATCGTATGCAACTTTATGCCGATTATGAAATGATGGATCGAGATCCAATTATTAGTTCAGCATTAGATATATACTCAGATGAATCTACTTTAGCAGATCAATTTGGAGATATATTAACAATCAAAACTAGCAATACTAGAATTCAAAAAATTCTTTATAATTTATTTTACGATGTTTTAAATATAGAATTTAATCTTTGGCCATGGATTAGAAACATGGTAAAATATGGCGATTTCTTTCTTAAAATTGATATTGCTGAAGAAATCGGAATTATCAATGTTAGGCCATTTTCTAGTTATGAAATGGAACGTTGGGAAGAATATGATGAAGTAAGTGGCGAATATAAAATACAATTTAAAAATATAGCAAATCAACAAGCAACATATGATGTTTTTGAAATTGCACATTTTCGAATGTTATCTGATTCTAATTTTTTACCATATGGTAAATCAATGTTAGAAGGCGCTCGACAAGAATTTCAAAAACTAATGATGTTAGAAGATGCAATGTTAATTCATCGCATCATGCGAGCTCCAGAAAAACGAATCTTTAAAATTGATATTGGTAATATTCCACCAAATGAAGTTGATTCATTTATGGAACAAATTATTATGAAAATGAAAAAAATTCCACACGTAGATCCACAAACGGGTAATTACAACATGAAGTTTAATCTTGCTAACATGTTAGAAGATTATTATTTACCAGTGCGCGGAGGTCAATCATCTACTGCAATTGATACATTACCTGGTATGACATTTACCGGAATGGATGATATTGATTATATCAAACATAAAATGATGGCTGCTTTAAAAATTCCTAAACCATTTTTAGGATATGACGAAGGGGTTGAAGGAAAATCTACTTTAGCATCAATGGATATTCGTTTTGCAAGAACAATTGAACGAATTCAAAAAATTACTATTTCAGAATTATATAAAATTGCAATTGTACATTTATATGCACAAGGATTTGAAAATGAAGATTTAGTTGGATTCGAACTAGAATTAACAGCGCCGTCGATTATATATGATCAGCAAAAAGTTGCATTAATGACTGAAAAAATGACATTGGCAACGTCGATGCGTGATTCAAAATTAGTGTCAGATAAATACATATATGAATTTATATTTAATATGTCCGAAGATCAATGGTTGCAACAACGTACCGATGTTATTGAAGATCTTAAATTGAGATTCCGTCAAAATCAAATTGAACAAGAAGGAAATGATCCGGCAATTACGGGAGTATCATTTGGCACGCCGCATGATTTAGCATCGATACATATGTCATCTGACGAAGTTGAAGAAAAAGACAACGGCGGTCGTCCAAAAGAAGGAATGAAATTTGGACAACATAAAAATGAATTTGGATGGGATCCTATAGGCAATAAATCAATTAATCAAGAATTCCGTCCTGAAAATCAAACAACTACATTTCAACCCGATCCGCGAGCCGAAAGATCAGTTAAACCAATTGCAGCAGAATCTCACAGTATTTTAAGATATCTTAAAAAATCAAAATCAACTAATATTATTACAGAATCATTAAAAAACAAAAATGAGCAACGTAATGATGAAGGTACTATCTTAGATGAAAATAATATTTTATAAATACAAACATATTTATTTAAAACCGAAATACTGTATAAGGCAATAATGAAGAAATTAAAACATTCGAAATACAAAAATACCGGTATACTTTTTGAAATTCTAGTTAGAAAACTAACTTCTGAAACGTTATCTTCTAACAAAACTATAACAGTCGACATTATAAAAAAATATTTTGGACGTAATACTGAATTATCAAAAGAGTTGCAACTTTACAATGCATTGAGTAAAGAACAACAATTTAAATCAGATGCACATGGATTAGATTATATGCGAATGATTAAAGAATCATATAAAAAATTAAATCATTCTGTATTAAAACGGCAAAAATACAATTTAGTAAAAGAAATTTCAGAAAAATTTGTATTTAATGATATTGCAAAAATGCATATTCCTAATTATAAAACAATGGCATCTATATACATGTTATTTGAATATGAAGAGACGGATAATCCTAAACAATTAATGGAATGTAAAACTGCTATTTTACAAACAGGACTTATTGCAGGAAAGCATGCACCAAAAAAAGATGAATTAATTGAAGCATATCAATCACAACCAAAAGATATTCGATTATTAGCATATAAATTATTAGTTGATAAATTTAATGAAAAGTATTCTGTACTAGACGAATCGCAAAAACAACTTTTAAATAAATACATTACGAACGTTAATGATACAACCACATTAAAACGATATGTTGAACAAGTTATTCCGCATATTAAAACCCAATTGTTACAGCAATCGAAATTAGTATCAGACAAAGCCACAAAAATTAAAGTACAAAAACTTTCAGAAATGTTATGTACGGTAGAAAATATGAAAACGATTAAAGAATCACATATTCTTTCATTGTTGCGATATTATGATTTGATTAAAGAGTTAAAAGGATTGCATCAATGAGATCGTTATTAAAAGAAATGGAAGAAAAGTTTGTTGAACTAGAAGAGACGGCGGATGCTATCGATATTAAAGTAGATGACAAAGGTGAAGATTTAGAAGAGCAAAACGTTGCAGCCGCAGTAGCTCCCATATCGACACCCAATTGGGTTGGTAAAGCAAAACGCTCAACAGTAACGGCAGGCGGAATGACAGTTGCAGAAGCAATGGATCGTAAATATGAATCAATTATTGAATCATATCGATCATATGCAACTGGCGATGCAAAATTAACACCTGAATCTAAAATTAAACATACAATTAAAGAAGTTGCAAAACAGCTTCAAGAAATTGAACAAACAGTAAATTACGCAAGTAAATTAAAAACAGAATCGGGCGTTGCTAGAAATGGATACGGCCCGTCGGTTGATAAAGCACTAAATAAAATATCAGAAAGATTAATTAAAATATCAGAACGCGTAAGAGCATTAGGAGAATAAAATGTCAAAACAACTAATTGTAGAATATATGCCATTTAAACCTGTTGGTTCATTAACTGAATCAAGCGGCGCAGCATATGGAATACCTGGTGGTTTTGTTGTACAAGGAGTTTTGCAACGAGCAGGAGCTAAAAATCAAAATGGTCGTGTATATCCAAAACGCATTCTAGAAAGAGAATGTCAGCGTTATCAAATGGAATATATTGATCAGCATAGAGCATTAGGCGAATTAGACCATCCAGAATCATCAGTTGTTAACTTAAATAATGTTTCTCACAATGTTTTAAAAATTTGGTGGAAAGGCGATGATTTGCATGGCGCGGTACAAATTTTAGATACACCATCTGGTAAGATTCTTAAAGAACTTTTTAGAGCTGGAATTACATTAGGAATTTCATCACGAGGATTGGGTTTGGTAAAAGAATTGCGAAATGAAGGCACTGTAGAAGTTCAAGAAGATTTTGAATTGATATGTTGGGACTTTGTATCTAATCCTTCTACCCATGGGGCTTTTATGCGGCCTACGCACATGAACGAATCAGTTAATAAAATGACACAAACAAACAAATATAATAGAGTAAACGACATCATTACATCAATTTTATGTGAAGATGGTAAATGTAGGATAATATAATGAGAACGCCCAATTTAAAATTTATTTTAGAAACTATAATGCAAGATCAGCCAGCTCCGTTATCTGTACAGGAAAAACAAGCATTTAAAGAAGCGGTTAAAAACTTTTCTGCAATGGGAGATTCGGTATACGGTAAAGGCGATATCGAAGAGATTGTTGAACGAGTTAAACAAATTGTTGATGGTGCAGATAGAATTATGACTGAAGGAGATGATTGGTTTTCAAATTTAGCAATTAAAAAAGAAAACAAAAGAATGCACGAAGATTATAAAGAATTTTCAGAAGCTGCTACGCAACTAAAAGAAGCACAACAACGAATGTCACTTGCTTATGAAAATATTGGAAATCATTTAAATCGTTTTTTTGAAGTTGGATAATTTGGATATCGTAAAAAAAATTATTATAATATAGGTGCATGATGAATAAATTAAGAAAAGTATATCGTGATTTTTTTGGATTGCGAGAAAACTCTGATTTAAACGCAAAATTACCAACTGATCCACAACAATTGGCTACATATAATCAAGAATTACAAAAGACAGCTGATATAATGAAAAGTATGACTGAGGCTGATTTAGATGAAGCTCAATTAGTTAATAACTTAACTGATTATCGTGGTGGAATTGAATATGTGCTTCGAGATCCTGCAACTGCCGCACAAGTAGCACAAGAAATTCAAGAGTGGGCTGAACGTAAAGGATTTACCGTAATTAAAAAAACAGTTTCTCCAACTGGTAAAATTGGATATTTTTATTTTAGATTAGGACAAGACCCGGCATTAGAATCTCAAAAGCTTCAAGGATATTTAGCACAAAAACCAGAATTAAAACATTTTAGGTTTAATGTAAGACAACAAGCTGCAAAAAAACCACAAGGAAAAATTTAATAGTTATATATGAATAAAAAACAAAAACAACACCAATCGATTGTACCAGGCAATTCGACGGCAGTAAATGTAGTAAATCAAGATTTAGGATTTGCATTAAGAACCTGGAAACGACAAGTAAAAGATTCGGGAGTATTGGAATACGTTAAAGAAAACCGGACATTTACTAAGCCAAGTGTTAAACGCAGAAATGATATATCAAAAGCAAGATATCGTCAGAAAATGCAAGACTTGCAAAACAAATTTTATTAAATTTTAAGAAAAATTTTTAAGTCCTAGCAAAAAGTTAGGACTTTTTTACTGTTTTTTAAAACATGCTCATATTTATTGTAGAATACGCTATTCATTCTTTATATAGCGTTTATATAATAAAAGTTAAATTCTATTAAGATTTTAAATAATCTTATTTCCAAAAAACAAATTTAAGGAGAAAAAATGGCAAAATCGGACTTGTTAAAACAAGCGATTGCTGATGCTAAGACAGTAAAAGAAACTGCATTAGCTAACGCAAAAATTGCTTTGCAAGAAGCATTTGCCCCTAGACTTACTAGAATGTTTGCTGAAAAATTAGACGCCGGACTTATGGACGAAGACGATGAAGCAGCAGCAATGGAAGCAGGAGCAGAGGCAGGAGCAGAGGCAGGATTAGAAGCTGGCGCAGAAGCCGGCGGAGAGATGGGTGGTGATTTTTCTTGGACAGATGACACATTAGCAGCATCTGTAGGTGGTAACGATTATTCATTTCAAGTAGGAATGGCAGGCGGTGACGAAGATGAAGCGGTAGCTCCAGAAGAAGCTCCAGCATCTGACGAAGAAATGACTGCTGAATACACTGAAGGAATGGATATGTCGGATGCAGATCTTGATATTTCAGAAATCATTCGCGAATTAGAAGAAGATGCAGCAATGGGAGCAGGAGAAGAAATGATGCCAACTGATATGGAAGAAGGTATGTATTTTGAAGATGAGTTTAGTGATGAAGAGGGTATGATGGATGCAATGGGATCGGAACCTGAAGTATCTGATATTGATGAAATTATTGAAGCAATCTTACGTGAAGAAGGCGATGTTGAAGCCCCAGCTGCTGCAGCTAGCGAAGAAGATGAAATGATGGAAGCAATGGAAGCGGAATTGGGTGCAAAGGAAGAAGAACTTGCAGAAGCATACCGTACGGTAAAACATCTTCAATCAGTTATTAATGAAGTAAATCTTCTTAATGCTAAATTGCTTTACACAAACAAATTGTTCCGTAACTTTGAATTATCAGAACCTCAAAAAATGAAAGTGATTGAGAATTTTGATAGAGCTGCAAATACTCGTGAAGCAAAATTAGTTTTTGCAACATTGGCTGAAAGCTTTAAGCGTCCAACCAAAAAACGTGTAGTTAAAGAATCATATGCATCAAAAGCTACCACAACCACTGCACCAAGCA